TTCAGTATTGAGTATACTGGCGGTTTGTAAATTTGTTATTCAAAATTGGATTAGGATGAGAGATAGTGATGGCCTAGCGGAGCAGGTCGCTGTGGTGGAGACCATATCGATTGTTCTGATTTTGTCAGTGTTATATCACTTCTTTTACCGCGTACAATGGACTCTCTTGAAGACAAAACAAGGGAATCCGAAATACCGATACCACTCGAAGGCTGAGATGTCGATGCCTAACTCAGACTTCTACCCCTCTCGGAAGAGGTCAGTAGGAGCGCTTTTGTTATCCAAAGATGGATCAGCTTGTCAGCGGACAGCAGTTTTCTGGCGATATGGTGACTATCTTGTTACTGCAAGACACGTCGCAGACGGCATATTATCAGGGACCTTCAACGTTTACGCAAGTGATGTTGTTGAGAATAGAAATAAAAATTGGTTTGTTAATAGGAAAAACTTGTATAAGTTTCCTAGTGACTTCTTTGATGAAGAAAACAATTTACTGAATGAGATCCCTACTTTGGATCTTTTTGTTTGTGAATTTGATTGGAAAGCGTCGAAGTTGGCTATACAAAAGACTGCTACTCGTACTAGTCTTTATAACCAAAACGTACAAACTGTAGGTTTTAACGAAGATGGGTTGTTGGTGGCTTCATTGGGTCTAACCCTTAAGGGTTCAGGGCCTTTGGAAATACATCATACAGCCTCGACTTTGCAAGGACACTCAGGGAGTCCAATTTATTCTGGAAGTGCTGTAGTCGGTATCCACGTGAGAGCATTTAAGAAATATAATGTGGCTATCCGTATAGAGGCTATGTTGTATTATTTACAAATAGTGTGTGGGGGTGATGAGTCCAAGATACCTGAATTCGAGGAGGTTCATGGTGTTTTGAGAGTGAGAGGTAGAGCTTCGAAATGGTCTGATCTACTAATAGATCAAGCTTTTGACAAGTTTCAAGATTCGCGAGAAGGCGTGGCTGTTGTCGAAGAGACTGGTCAGGTCTATTACGGCGTGAAGAACCCGTTCGTCAGTAAGGTATACGACCCGATGAAGAACTGGGGAGATTATGCTGATCCAGAGATGAAACCTTATGAAACAGTTGAAGAGGAATCAGAGATTGTGGATTTAGGATTCTGCCTTGAATACCCGAGACAAAAACCCGTGCACTCTTCCATTACTAAGAGGAAAACTGGCCCTTTTGCTGCAGTGGTTTCTTATGAGACTGCTGCTAAGGTTGGTTATGACAAGGATAGTGTTTCTTACCCTAATACGAATCCTAGCAATGTGCGCGATTCATTGTTGCATCATTTAGAAATGAGCTACAATTCATTTAAGTCGTCCATTGAAATACCAGCTGATATCAAAAGTAAGGCAGTAAAACTTTTAACAGAACGTATGCAAGGAGCAAAGTTTATCATGAAGAGCGGTTACAAAAGTCCTGCTAATTTAGAGGATTATTATAACTCTTCGTTTGTGAAAGATTCCAAAGGTGCTGGGTACCCCTGGCACGCTGAGGGACTCCCTTTGAACGCTAATTTCTTAGAGGAATATGGTTCAAAACAAGCGGCTCAGATTACTTTGTCAAGATGGCATGAACCGATTGAGGCAAAGGTCTTCATTAAAGATAACCCGACCCCGGTTCGAAAAATTGAAGCTGGAAGGCCTAGACTGGTTGCGGGCATGGGCGTCCACAAACTAGTCCAAAATATTTCAGTTTTTAATTCTTTTCACCAATCCTTGCTTGCTAACTGGCAAGACACACCTGTTAAAGCGACCTGGAGCCCAGGCAACGCTGGCCATATTGAGCATTTAGCAGAGTATCTTGGTAGTGGGGAAATCTACGATTCCGATAAAAGTTGCTGGGATTTTCACTTTCCTTATGGAATAGCTGAAATTGTCAGGGATGCTATAATCGACTTGTCCATCAAGGATAATGATATGAGTGACGAAGAGTATGAGGAATGGAAGGATGATCTAAGAGAATGTGTCAATCAAGTGTTTGTTGACAGAATCTACAGATGTCCTGATGGCTCCATGCTCAAGTCAAAGTATAGAGGTATCATGCTTAGTGGATGGTTCCAAACGTTCGCATTTAATAGCTTAGCTCAAATTGCTTTGAACGATGTTATTCTGCTTACAATGGGGAAGAGTAGTCTTGATGTGCTTTCGACCAAGTTAGCTGTTGTTGGAGATGATGTGATTCAGACTGTCGGAGATTATGATGTAACCGAGTATGAAGGAATTTCACTTAATTATGGGGTTCCTACAAAATTAGTGCATCACATCTCATTGGATGGTGCTGAGTTTTGCTCCAACACTCTACATTATCACGCCAAGGATCGTAGTTGGTCCTTTAAGCACAAAAGGTTGACTGAGATGTTTACCAACCTCTTTTACACCAAGGAGGATGATTTAGCGATGTCTCTTATCAACAATATGTCTTGTGTGTATTGGGATAGGAAGGTTTTTGATCTTCTTATGGCAGCGTACTTGGAACTCAATAGTCAGAACCCCGAATTATACCCTGTGAAGGCGTTGAGAACTAGGGTTTATCTCATTAATAAACAAATGGGATACGAGGCGAAGGCTTGGGGTGAGTGAGCGTGGACCCCCGTCATGTCTTGGTCAAGACGTTAAACTAGACCTAAGCCATATTATGGCGCCTTTGTATATTTCATGTTTTCATATTGTATGGTGGTGCGAAAAATAAAATCGTAAAAATATTAATAGTCACCACATGGCGCTATGGCTTATTTGGTGGTTGGTTGGTGAAATATGGATAATTATATCGGACCTTATTGGAGTGATGGAAAATTCCAGTCAAGTGTAGCATATGGTCGTTTGCGGCCTCGGAACCGCATAGATCATGCAGCGCGGTATCATGACACTGCGTATGCACTATACGAAGACAAGTGGCATAGACGCGCAGCTGATAAAGTGTTCCACGATGTTGTCTCGAGAGAAGGGCAGCTCGGGGAATTACTAGCAGACGCGGTTTGGTACGGAAATATGTCATTCTATGAGGACACATTCAGTTTACAAGATATGGAAGATATAAATATGATACCGGTCAACGATCCTTACTGGGATTCGAACTTGATGTTTGGGGAAGGGTATAATCCTTTCCTTAATCTGAAAATTCATGATGCCCCCGCGCAGGCTCCAAAGATAAACATCCCCACGGGAGTACCCTCACAACCCGCTGTACCAACAGCGGCTCCTGGAGGCTCTATTCCCTCTCTAGGCATAGAGAAACCGTGGGTTCAGGCAAAACCTGGAACTGATGTTATTCCATTAAAGCCAGGGATGGCGGATATTTATAATCCCCCAGTTAGTATTGATAAACCGATATCATCTAACGATTTATTATTCCCGACAGTGAAAGGGTTCTCTGACCCAGACGGCTATATCAAGAACTATCCAGATACTATTGATATGTCACGTTATAATCCTTACGCTTTGGGAATAGGTCGCTAGTTTTGTATATGCACCAACTAGGAGGTCGGTGAAATAAAGAGTATGGCAAAAAAGATAGTATTACAAGTTAAGAAACCAGGTCAAACCAAACGGAAATCCGGCAAAAAGAAGCAAAAGCAAGGTAAGACTTCTGCAGCCCCGAAAGTACGTATGGGACCTGTGAGCTCCATGAGTTCCGCTCCTATAGCGATTGGAAATTCTGTTCGTGGTGTTGTGAATAAGGTAATTCCAACTAAGAACGGCATCCGTGTTGTAGGTCGGGACTTCATGTTCCTTCCAACTGGTTCAGGTTCGGTAACAACCTGGGTCGCTGTTGGGGGGACTCCGCTGACTCCGGCTGCATTTGCAGATTCAGTAGTTGCAAATCATACACGCAATTACGCGAAGTTTAAATTTAACGCAATAGTTGCGCATTATATTACGGCTTCACCTACAAGTGCAACGGGAGATGTTGTCTTTTACTATTCTAGTAATAGAGAAGCTGTGTTCTTGAACTTGACAAGTAGTAACTTGTTAGGTGTGATCATGAGCAATCCTAGTACCGTGCTTGGCCCTCAGTGGGTTAACCATAGTGCGGCACTACACATTACTGGAGACTGGAAATCAACGGATTATGGAATGTATCCAGATCCGTCTGACTTTGCAGATGGTGAGTTGTTCTTGTTATCGAAGACAACAACAACGTCCAGCCCTGGGTATGTGATCTTTGACTATGATATTGATTTTGCAGAGTTGCAAATTCAACCTCGTATGTTGACATTTCCCATCCCAAGGATCCAGTATTGGCAAATGAATCTCGGACTGGTGGGTGTGCCTGTAACGGCTGATACAACAACTACGTTGGATGAGCCGCTCAAGATCAGAGGTAATAATATCGCTGGTAGCTCCTCATCATTCCCCACGAACATAGCAGCGGGAGATATCTACAAGGTTGTGTTTGACATGACAAATTCGAACGCCGCAGGGTGGACGTCTTGCACTGCAACCACATTGTTTAAGCTGCAGGATGCTGGTCAGAATGTAGCTATTAACTTGACTGACGGTTTCACTTGTTATGCTGTATATGCTAACACTGGTTTAATATTCTATCAGAATGTTAGTGCAGCTTACGCTGCAACAGAAGCTAGTAGTTTCATATACGGAGTCACTGCCAGTATCACTATGCAAATTCAAGTGAGTATCTCGCTTGTTGGCACGTTGAATACTTCCAGTAACGTTCCAAACTTTTAGACGTATTTAAGAAACGTCGACCTCAACAGCCAGAGAAGGCTTTAAAACCGGTTACAGTAACCTTACGGTAAGGTGCAGAGAGTAAACTCTGTTAAAATCGAGTGTTCCAGTAGAAATGCCGAGCAAAGCGACTACCTCTTTGGATGA